GCTTGACAAGGACACTCACCGTACTGATGAAGCCCTTATCCTCACCCCAACCACTGCAAGTCGTAGCGACAGCTACAACCTCACAACAGTATCCTGCTGCTTCGATCTGGTCGACGACAGCTGCGACAGACGCTGCACGATTGCTGATGCTTTCGGCACCAACATACCATGGACAAGACATGTTAGACACCAGCGTGATGACTGGTTTCTTCTTTGTCTTGGTCGCATCCAGCACCCGCATGTTCATCGGGTCGCCAGCGATAGCACGAGGCACATTGGGATATGCTCCTGCAATGCCGTACTTCACCGGCTCCTTTCGGATAGGGTTCTCAGCAAGCACACGGTCACGGATCTTACTCGCAGCGGCTGCACCTTCCGGCCAGCCATACCTGCATTGATCAATCGTCTGTTGCATGCTGCGGCTGCCAGAGAAGTCGTCACCTTCCTCCCAACCAGAACCGTGCCATGCACGACTTTTGCTGAGAGTCTCGATGTACTTAGCGAAGGATTCAGGGCTCTCCCAGCATGACGCATGGGAGGTACCCCGAACGTATCGCTCAAGGTAGAGGGCATCGCCACGACGGACTTTGCCCCCTTCCCTGATATCTTCATATTTCCATTCAGACATGTCAACCTCCTTAGTGGAAGCGGCCCTTTTTCTTCTGGTCCAGCTTCTTCACGTTGTTGACAGCCTTGGCATCAGTGCCACAGTGCTTGACGATACGCTCCTTCAGCTCAGCATCGCAACCTTTCCAGATCAGACGCTGCTCGACAATCTCCTGAGGCCAACCGATGGCGAGAAGCTTCGCACCGTAGATAGTAGCCCGAGGGCTGATCACCATACGTGCACGCTCCTTCGCAGCAGCAACACGCAGTTCCTGCACACGGTCTGCCCAGTTCTTATTCCCCGACAGAAGAACTTCCAGAGGAAGATCATAGTCGAAGTCGAAGAACACGAAGCGGTCGAGGGTCGAAGCATCCAGCTGGTTAGCACCAACGTACACACGGTCTGCACCGGTACCGAAGGTGTTGGCAGCAATGACGATCCGGAAGTTCTCATGACGCTGGACGGGAGCATCCTGATCAGGGAACATTGCATGGCCATTAGCCAGTGCAGTGTTGATCCATTTCAGTGCCGATGCATCCGACGTATCCACCTCGTCGATGAGGATGACACCACCCTTCTCGAAGGCGGTGCGGAAGGAAGTACCATGGTAGCGACCATGAGCATCCATGTATCCTGCAAGCTCGTGCGTACCAGACACACTATTCTGAAGATAGTACGGGAGGTTCAGTGCCGTAGCAATCTGCTGAACAACCGTCGACTTACCAGAACCAGCCGGTCCGACGAGAGACACAGGGATGTTGCAGTTCACCGCCTCAAGGATTTCCTTGAAGAGATAGTGGCGAGGCTCTCCCTCGAGAATGACGATGTCGTCACCCTTCTTGAGTTCGATCTTGCCATGCTGGTGGTAGTTCATCAGCTCCTCTTCGATCAGGGATTTGATCTCAGGGAGGGATGCGGTATTGAGGGACTTACGCAGAAACTTCAGCTGATCCGTATCCATCGGCTCGACGTGGATAGGGGCGGCTGCATCCTGAACAGGACTCTTCAGTTCTTCGAGGCCAAACATGGTAGTCTCCTTGATCTGGAGATCTTACTTCTTCGGTATTAAAGAAGCTAACCCCCGGCGGGAGAGAGGGAACCGCCGGGGTAGTGACTCACACATTCTTGCCGATGACGCATCCCTTGGCAAGGCCAAAGAAATCGAAACAACTGACGTTCTTGTAGATGTAGATGCCACCGACGGCTATGCCGATTGCACACGCGGCGACGAGCATGGTCTCTACGATTGCCTGTCTCATGTAGTTCTCCGTGTTAAGCGGCCCGGGTAAAGGACCTAATAATATCTTCTTCCTTCTTAATGGCATCATCAAATCGGCCGCCAACATTGCGGCCTCGATAGTACTGCAACTCCTTCTTAGCTAGAGCTGCATCCTTCCACATACTTTTGTCTGTCCTATAAATCACATTCATTCTAATACCACATACTTCTTATAAAAGATATTTCTTCCATCCATCTCAGTACCTTTGATGGACTTTAGTCTCATGTCAACGTGGTCACGTGCTTTCTCCTCTTCGAGGTACATGCTGGTAAAGGTGTAGCCGGGGGCTACTTCGAAGACAATCCAGATTTCATTCAGGTTCATCCGATCCCTCAGGAACTTCAGTTTGGGGTTCTTCAATGACACCACGAAACTCCCATGCTTTGCACCACTCGTAGGGCTCAGCCCAAAACCAAGTTCGTGCATCGTTGATTGACACGGAGGGGGAAAGGAGAACATCTCCTATGAGCTTACCCATATGGGTGTACTCCATGACCAGCCAGCGGGGAGTGCGGCCAGTCTTGTCACGGCACTTGAATTCTGTGCCGACGGGGAGGGGGCTAAGCCAGTCGCCCTCTGGAGGTTCTTTCATCTTAGGCTTAGGGATCGGTAAAGTCAAATCGGTGTAAGTCTCTGGATCATCCGATTTGACCAGATACAAGTCTGGTTTCTTCTTCATAGCTGGAATGCCTTCCCCGGTACGTAGTAGTTGGGACCTGCTCGTTCTTTAATACCATCGAGCGGTACACCACTAACGTTTTGTAATAGATTGCCGCGTACGGCTGAAGCAGTTGAATCTCTCTCTTCATCGTCAAGCCTCCAGTCTATCGGGTCGAGGCCTAGTTGGTTGAGGTGATCATTAATCGTGGAGAACAACCGACTGCCTCGGAATGGCATGCGTGAGTTATTGCTTCCACGTGGGGAGGGATGGCTCGTCAGGATGATTTTGTTATTCCTGAGGTCGACGTCGTTGGCGTATCGTCGAGCGACGGAGCCGAGGAGGGCGAAGACAATTCCTTTTTCGGACAGTCGTCGGAACACTTCTCGATTGAGACTTTTGTATTCATCCCAGTCATGAGATAGTGAATGACCATCTGCACAGCTAGGGATAGCGTTCCACAATAATACTCCCTGTCTGGTCCATCGAGTGAGGTCGCCGTTACGTGGTATCTCGTATCCAAGATCGGATCGATACTCGGCGAGGATCTCTCGTAATGTCCCGGGGAACTCAGCTCTTCCGAATTTGGGAGGTATAGAAAAGGCCAGTCCGGTAGCGTATTTGTGCTGCGGGTACGGGTCCTGTCCCACGATGCATACCCGTATGCTATCGCAATTCCCACTAGCAAGAGACCGAAATAGATCAGTTCTTCCTGGGTTATAACGTACACCGTCTCTCTCCATCATCTTGAGTCTGTCGTTGGCGACATACCAGTCGTCCGATTGCCAGTAGTCTAGGTTCCAAGGCCTCGTCATAGTAGGCCTGCCGGATTAATAAGCTTTTCCATATGTTTAAATTCTGCCTTTAAGTATTTACCATTCCACCATTGGAGAATGAGATGTTCATCCCAATGTCCGTTGAGTGCAGGGTATGTGATGATCTGGCGAAACTGCCATGTCGAACGCTTGCCGTTCGGGAACTCACTGTCGGAGCTATTGTGGATAGTGCCAATGACATATCCATTAATAACCTGACGCCATATGAGAAGGTCCGCCACCGTAGTTATCATTTGCCGGTCTTTGAGCATCCCCATAGTCTAGGTCCTCCGCTAGAGTGTTGGTGAGTGGATCAAATAAAAGATTACCAGCTGGTCCTGCTCTTTCACAGAACCTATTCTTCACTACGGTTAGGTGAGTGATACGGCGGATAGTAGGATCGGGATTAATTACGTCCCGATCCAGATGGATTTGTATGTCGCACACGTTTGTTATGTTGCGACTTCCTCTTGTTAGACCGTCGTCGTTGACGTGGGATACGAATATCAGCGCGAAGTCTAACTCCTTCACCATCATTTCGAGTCGCGTCGAAAGATAGTCCAAGGCCGTCCGCTCGTCTTTTCCTCCAAGACCACTAACAACCATAGTAATGTGGTCCAGAAGAATATACTTGCAGCCACGAGCGGCAACCAGGAATCGAATAATGTCCAGAATAGTGTCAGGATCATCTGAGCCAAAGTGAGAGTACAGATGAAGCCGATCATCACTCCCAATAACGTCCTGAAGCGCTGCAGAGATTTCAGGATTGGTGACACCCGCGTCAGGTAGGTGCGCCGGCTTACGTAGGTGGACACCCGCAAGGCTTTGTAGATGCCTACGCTTAGGTTCTTCAAGGAAGATAACGCCGATTGCATCGTCTGTCTCCGTCAGAAGTTGATGTTCGATTGCTCTCATGACTGCGGTCTTACCGACACCAGACTTAGCTGTTATCAGTACACTCTCACCCGTACGTATACCGTAAGTCATGAAATTAAGGGTTGGGAAAGGATAAGGAATGCCTTCCTTTTCCTTCTCTGCCAGTATCTTATCAAACTCTGAAAATGACGAGACGATGGTCTCTGGAAGATACCGTCTCGCATTGGAATAGATGGTCGCTAGTTGGTCGGAGTCTCCGGACCGTAGGTAATCGTTGGCGTCCTTGTGGGTACCATCTCCGAGGGACAGCTGATAAACCTTGTTGTAATCGAACAGACTTGCCACTGCACGTGCTGCTTGGCGTCCTGCTTCATCTGCGTCAAACGCAAGTACAATCCTCTCAAACGAATTGCACCAGGATCGATCCACGCTAACGTCAGTTCGAGCACTAGCAGCGCTGTGAACACTGACGACAGGTACATGTAGGACTTGATAGGCCGAAAGCGCATCGAGCTCTCCCTCTGTGATGATGAGAGTCTTGTTAGACCCAGCCGCAAATAGGTTACGACCAAATAAACCAGCCTTACCAATATCCCCTATACTATAGTGTTCCTTAGGTAATACTCTTACCTTAGTACTACCATTAGGGTAAGGAAATCCTATTGATATAGGTTTACCTTCTTCATTAATCTTAGTTAATGTATTATAAAATCTAAAGGTATCTTTACTTATACCCCTATATGGTAAGTATTCATAAGTATAATTATCAATCAAGTTATTATCCTTAGGTACATAATGGTACCCACATGAGAAACAATGTCCATGTCCATCTTCATATATGCAATAAGCATCAGAAGATGGACAACTAGGACATTGGATATGTCTATCAACAATTGTCTGGGTTTTGGTATTTATAATATTCACTTAACCACTCTTTGTCCTTCTTAGGCTTAAATGTAGGTACCTTTTGAAATAGATATGGGTTCTTTCGATACTGGTTCCAGAAGGCAGGCTTGCCTAGATACATCCAGGCATGAACGATACGGATACGTTCAGGTCCGACCCAACACTTCTTACCAGCCAGTGGATGACCATAAGGAAACTTACCATGCATCCAGTCGATGCCACCAGTCCACGTATGGTGAGGAGATCTTTCCTCTGTTGTATTTTCAAATACGATTGGCCCGTCTCGGTAAGGCTTGATCAGATCAACCCTCTTTCTAACGAACTGTAATCCATTTTGCTTGAGTTTGTCAAGCAATAGGAACGCAGATGGAGGAATAGAAACGATTTCTCCCTTCACCTTAAACCCTTCTCCAACCTCTACGACGGGTGTCCACTCGGGAGAGAGAAAACCTGTGAACACCCGGAAGAGGTAGGGATGTTTCGTAAAGGCTACACCTTCACGTTTCCCTATTTCGTCAATGATAAAGTTCTGGCGTCGATCAGACATCCATTCGTCAGTGACAAACAGTTTCTGATCTTCGTATTTCTCCAATCTTGCGATGTCCGGAGTATACTGCGAGGGCATTCCCTCAAGCAGGGCTAGGTGGTGGCGTAGTTCAAGCTTAATCTTATTTCCGAACATGCTTCCTCTCCATAAAAGGTGGAAATGAGTGGCCCGTAGGCCACCCTAAGATTATTTCTTGTTGATGCGCGGGACGCGCTTGCCGTTTTCAGATTTGGTGATCTTCAACGACACTCCCTTTTTCCTGTAACGTTTGGAGATTTTCTTCATCAACCAGCTCGACGGTTGAGGAAGCCCAACGCACCGGACTGGGTCTTGGGAGCGACGGAAGGAACCGACACCTTCGGCTCTTCCTTCTTCTCGACCTTGGTGGATGAGGTGCTCGCCACCAAATCCTCCAGCTTGACGCCAGACGACTCGATGTAGTTGCGGCGCATCTCGATGAACGCAGCGACAGCGATCTTGTTGCCATCGAATAGCTTGTAGACCTGCTCCACCGGGATGAACAGAAGATCGGTGAACTTGTAGCCGGTCGACTGACTGAACGTGGCGTGCTTGCTCTCGCCCTTCTGAACTTCAAGCGGGGTGGGCCGCTTGTCCTTCTGGAAGTACTCGTCCATGATGACCATTGCCTTCAGCTTCTCGTCGTCCGACATGGTCGGAAGATACGGAGAAGTGCCGGCACTGGGCGTCCCAGACGGGACGTACGCCTCCCGAACGGTCGATTTTCCGCTCGTGATAGGTTTTTCTTCCCTCCCCGTCAGGATTTCCGCAGCAGTCGCAGCCTCAGCGATGGCTTTCTGCTCTATCGGGGTCTGGGTCGTACTCACAGCGCCAGATCCAGCCGCTTCCTTTCGGCGCTTATTGACCTGGTAAGCAATGTTCTCGACTTCCCCCTTCGATGTAGCAGTGCGATTGGAGAGGTCGATGATGTCAGGGGAGACCCAGACAGAACATTGAGAGGACTCGTGATCGGGAGGTAGCATTCCTCCGTTGAACACGCGGAGCCAGAAGTTCCGTGCTTTGCCGCGAGCCAGCTTCGGAGGCGGAAACGTCTTGCGCCATCCCGCCGCCTCCAATTGCTGAGGCGTCTTGCCGGCGATGGCAGGGTTGATTCCGACCTTCTCCTTGTTTTCCTTGCCGGATTTGGGAAGTCCATCCCCACCGCTGGGCTCAAGCTCAGGTACCGGCGGCTCAGGATCTTCGTGCCTGTTCGGCGAAGTGACTGGAACCTCAACATCAGGCGTAGCCTTAGGCGCCGGAACAGCCACCCCACCTCCACGCATGAAGGCGAGTGCTGGTTTCGTAGCAGGCGGAGCCTCGACCTTGGCGACCCAACCATGGGAGTTCGTCACCAAACCCCACGGCAGATCGAGAAGGCCATTAGGAACATTGCCGAAGCAGATCGGGTCTCCCTTCAACGGAAGGAAGACGTAGTAGCCTCGGTCCTTAAATGATTTGGACAGGGTCTTCTGGAGGTTCTCCTTCCGGAGTTCCTCGTAGAACCGATCGACGTTCTGATCGGCATCGTTCATCGCCTTGCTCAGGCGAGGAAAGACCACCTCATCGAACGCATTGGATACGTCCGTGTGATCGCCGTTCATGTTGGCGTACTCGCCGAAGTTACCCTCTGCGAACAACATAACGATGTGTTCACCCGAAGCACCCACGACTGACCAAGGTTGAACGTCGTCAGGCACGACGGCCTTCGGGAAGTTGGCGAAGTACATGATGAGGTGTTCATCGTTGAACGCCTTCTGTAGCTCCTTCAACTCTTCGAGCGGGATGGTTCTGGGACTGATCTCACAGACCAGCTTACCGTCCAGTCGGCCGGCGAAACCAAACGCTGTCGGGCACCTCGATGAAACTGTGTTGAGCAGTTCGTCGGGCACAAATAGCTTTGGTTTCTTCACAACTATTGTTGCTGAGTTCATTTCACTCTCTCTGTTTGGCGGACTATGCCGCGTTGCGCTTCTTCAGGAAGTCGAGCTTGCCTTCTGCCTTGGGCGCCTTAGCCTTCTCAAGACGACGAAGACGATTCTCGACGGCAGCTACCGACACATCTTTCAACATGGCGATATTGGTCAGCACGCGCTGACGTAAGCTAATCGGGTTACGTTTCTTGGGGACCAGATCGGTCAGACCAAGAGACTTGCCGATTATCTTGGACATGTGGCGATACTGTTCCTGAGTGATCAGATGATCCTCATAGCACAGCCTTGCCAATGTATCGTCGAGTTCGTCGGCGACGATTGCCCGCCTCCACCTCGCCATGATACCTCCCGCGAGATAGCGAATGGGTTTGCGAATCAGGCGGTGATACCACCTAACCGGAGGCCACAACAGAAACACTCGGATGAACCGACGCATCTGTTTGTGGTATTGGTAGACCATCAACACGAAGGTGACTGACAACATCGTGATTGATGTGTCCGGATGTTGGGACATCCAGATAGTGATTGCGGTCATAAGACCGAGTGAAGCTATGGCGGCATAGGCAACCGCCAAGCGCAGACCATCCAAGAAAGCATCCATGTTAACTCCTTCTCTCGTGGACACCAAATGAATATGCTCCATCGCATCTAGAATGCCTCTAGGAAGCCCTAGGAAGCCCGTACATGCGTTTAAATGAGAACTGGCTACTACCCTACGTCTCCCCATTTTATTTGATACTTGAGTCAAATTATTTACGCCAGCTAAACTCTTTCGTAAGACGATTGATGGCTCTCTTAGAAACTTTCTTCTTATTCTTTATGGAAGGAAGTCCAGTCAGCTCCCCAATACACCAATGGACTGGACGGCGAGGACTACGAACTTTACTGTCTAACCAAATCTTTTCAAGCTGTTCTTTCAGGGTCATGGTGCCCTCCAAACAAAGAAATACCCTCGGCAGAGGGCGGGGAGGACGCCATGCCGAGGGCTCGACGAAGGGGTTGGTTTGTTATCCCCCTCGGAGGAGAAACTCTTTCTTCCATTTCACCTTGTCTTGCATCCATGCGTCGATAGCATACGCACTCGACGGATAGGTCATGGACAGGTGAACTTTACGCTTACGATAGTCCGCCCATTGCAGGATGTAACACGTCATCTTGCTGTTGTAATACAGTCGGCATCGCTGTCGGCTGTTCTCCACTAGCGTGACGAAGAATGGGTCACGAATGTCATCGATGATACCACGAAGTGGATCACCTGGATCTTTATATCTCAACATTAGCTCATGCCTCCCAGCAGCTACGTTGGGAAACCGCACTTGTGCGATTTCTACACCTAATCCCTTTACCGTCTGTTGGTATTGAGAAACCAACTCCGGGTTAGGGCGAGCGCCACTCTTGACTGAGAACGGCCTAGCCCAGGCGCGGCGCTGGCGCTTGAGCTTAAGCAGTTTGGGTTTAACCCACCCCGCCGGCATCGTCTACATCCTTGCCGAGGAAACTGTCGTAATCATCGACGAACATGATGGTCTTGCCATCATGAAGCATCGTAAGGTTGAGGTAGGTTAGTCCCTCGTCTGCACTCAGACGAAGAACCTTCCGTTTCAGCAAGTTTGGAGTGTCTTTTTCCACCTGCTTTAGAAAGCCTAATAGTGTCTCCCAATCCATCTCTCTTCTCCCTTGGCATGATTGCCATTCTTAGATTGTAAACCTAACTAAAGACTAAGTCAACTTGACCTAATCGGCCAATTCCTCCTATTCGACTTCCTACACTTGCCGCACGACCAAATCCAACGGTGAGGTGGCACGTGCTGCAGGCGACACAGCTTCTTGTTTCCGCACTTCTGACACTTAACAACAAGTGCCTTCTTACCAACCCTCAGACTAAACTTCATTTCTACCTCCCTTGCGCGGCCAAAAACCTATCACGATCGTTATTTCCCGCGTAAGAACGTGAGCCCAGGCTTAACTATTTCCTTGACTCCCTCACCCATCTTGATATAATCCATGATCTCACGCAGATCGATGAACTTATTCACCTGCCTCCGTAGCTCATCAGCTACCATACCACCATCATCATTACGTTCGTGAATGGAGACGGCAGTCACTCTTCGTCCTCGCCGTTGTAGCTCGGACACCATACAGGTGAAATCCCCATCACCGCTAAAGAGAACGAGATCAGTAAAATGCTCCCACATAGCCCAAGCTTGAACCACAATCTCGCAGTCCATATTCCCCTTGATGATCCCGCCATACTTCTTGGTCTCCTTGCTGATGACATTCCACCCATGATATTGGATCTGGTCCATGATCGCACGGATGGGAGAATGTATTTCCTTAGGTGGTAAGGCAGTGAAGTAATATGAACCAATTACATCACCGTCTTGTGCGAAGTAATTAACGAGGCGCTCATAGTTCGGACGAAAGCCCGCAAACTTGAACGCCTCGTTGAAGTTACTTCCATCAATAAAGATAGCTATGCGCTTCATTGAACACTCCCTGCACGTTCCATGCACCGTGCTTGCGATACCAATCAGCCTTAGCGTCGCCATAACAAGCTTGATACTTGCCATACCACGGACCCACCTCATAGAAATCCCAGCACGCAACTAACAATGGATCGTGCTCTACCCCATTGTCGTTGACGTAGATCATACCTGTATATCCTGCATCCTCCCAAGGATACACGACTTCATGTCTGATGGCAGGCACAGGGAAGTGAGGCTCAGTCTGACCATGTACGTATAGTCCCCACGCCTGTTGTAGGCGATTACACCACTTGACGGTGTCACGTACGTGCTTGTATCGAATGGACACACGAATGAAGTACTCAGCACGTGCTGTCTTGTATGCATACTTAGAGAACATCTCTCTCTCTCCTATTGCTTGAGCAAATGAACGAATGCTGCCAGCCACTCACGATAAGTTACGATGTGATGATCGTACACGATGCACCTACGATTGTGTAATGATGATATGCCCGAACTCGGGCTCCCCATGGTTCCAGTCTTGAATGAGCACGAATGCACACTCGTACTCAATACCGCCTTGATGGCCAGGAAACCAATCCACAGTGCGTGGAATGGCAGGAAGATTGTGGTTAGGCTTACGATAACCAAGACGATATGCCCAATACCAAGTTGTCATGTCCGCGCTCTTAGTCATGACCTCAAATGAATAGGATTTTCCGTCACGTAGTGCGGCTATTGTCTCAAACTTTCTCATGTCTCTCTCCATGAAATATGAGGGCGTCCCATTCAGGATCGTTTAAGATTTGCGATGGTCAGGCGTAGTGGGGGTTCCTATGATTTGCCTGATTGCAAATCCCCTCAGGTTCAGATTAAAGCTTCTCTCCGAACGCACCGAGTAGAGGATTCTTGCGCTCGTATTCAGACGTACGCGGGAATCCATTCGCGTCATCTTCCATGAACACGCGACACCACTCTTCAGCACGACGCGCGTTCTGCGCTTGTGCAACTAGTGCAGACACTGGACGGAACACTCCCTCCGTACAGGCAGCACACAATCCATTCAATCTCAGCCCATTTCCGAGCTGATTGTAGACGCCATTTCCTACGTGAATGATGCTCATTTCTCTCTCCCTTCTTTGGAACAGACCATCTGCTCCATTGTCATTATGGACCTTCCCATTTCTTAAGTCAAACTGGCACATACGCCTATATCCCTCGCACACACGGCAAAACCTATCACGCTTTGATAAATAGGATATAATAACACACACCACACACGCACATGCACACCACATACCCTCCCGCACACAACAATAAACCTATCACGATGCGCACCCTGGTGCGCTGCAGCATGTGCACTGCACCATAATGGTGCGTTGCCGTTATGTTCTCCCTGGGAGCAGACAATAAAAAACCCTGTGACATTTGAGCAACAGTTGCTCTCGTGCCACAGGGTGTGTTAGTTAGGTAACAGTGCTATTATGCAACACGCGGTTTGCGCATTCCACGAATAGCCGACGCAAGTTCCATCAGTTCAGCCGACGCCATGTCCAATGAGCGCGGGTTGCAATCAACCCAGATGGAACGGCGACCGATACGGACGTAAGCCTCGAAGTCAACGTGTGCTTGCATGTCCTCGCTCAGTGCTTCGAACGGCTGCCCTGCCACCTTGCTTGCGAGTTCATGGTCATGGGAAACGAAAGTCATTGTTCCCACCTTGGCAGTGTCTGCGCTGGTGTTGAATACGTGAGCAGTCACTTTAAACATAGCCATTTGTAGTCTCCCTAATCGTGCGACATTGCACGCCACTCCCCCGCCCGTAGGCGAGGGAGGAACTTGCAATGGATTAGGCCGCGTCTTGTTCCTTACCGATTAGTTCCTGATACCGTGCATTGTTGCGCGGAGTATCGGGACATACATCATTGAGGAACTTCTTCATTGCCATGACGGTGGTGAATGCAAGGTCGGAACCTGCGCCGTTAACCGCCTTCTTCATTTGTTCCAGCAGTGCACCGTCCTTCTCGTCCCACGCATGGTCAGCGAACTCATAGAGATCGGTCAACCGTGCGATGGCAGTATCAGCAGTGCGGATCAGTTGAGGTACGGATTGATTGCCCTCATTCTGGTTACCGCTTTCATCGTCCTTCTTCTCACGCTTTGCGGTGTCGATGACTGCTTGCCACGTGCCCTGACGTTCCTTTGCCTTCTCAACGTCATACTTCAGGAACGTACCGATTGAGACTTGCACCTTATCAATGTCCTCTCTGCCCTTGACGGTAGAGCGAACAACGATCGGGACTTGCGTTGCCTCAATCTCAAAGCCTCTCCCTTCCTGCCCGTCCATTGGCAGGTTATCCGGTCCCAATTTGTAGATCGGATAGACTTCAACGTGCTTGAGTTCTTGGAACCGGCGGAATTGGTGGTACAACTCGAAGGCATTGCTGACCTTCGTTACTGCACCGTCAATCTCCTTTGTCAGTCGCTTGATTTCCGCAATGCGGTAGTCATGCGTCATGTTCTTAATGTCCGCACCAATGTCAGAAGTGTTGACCTTGGCAGGGTCTTTCATCGACCGGTTGAGTTGATCAATGCGGCGCTCGCGGTCCCGAATGGATGGGAAGTCACGAACCATTACCTCATAGTAATAATGTTTCGTCACCTTTTCCTTTCCATCCACTATCCTAACCGAGTAGTAGATGGCAGGATTGTTGCCCGTGTTTGCCTTTGGATCAGGCAATGCGTCGAGTTGTTCAGGCGTCAGTCCGCTTGTCGTCTTGAACATGACAGCAAACGAACCGCCTTCCCACTCTTGCCTTGCCTTGTTCAGACTGTCCACAACTGGCATAGCCAGCGGTGACACAATCTTAGCCAGTGCATCGGCTGATACATCCATTGCACGACCGATTGCACGTTGATCAGCAGTCAATACGATCTTTGCTTTCTTAGCCATTGTCTCTCTCCATTGCGTAGCCATAGCGTGGCACAATGCCCGCTTTGATGGCAACTGCGTTTGACGGAAATCCCACGTGGGCGGCTATCCGCACCTAGGGGCCGTCTTGACGACGCACCTTCAAGGTAAGGGCTGACCTAGCCTAAGTCAACCCAGCCAAATCACAGAAGCGTGATATTTGGTAACGAAAGCGTGAGCAGCAGCCTCATTTGGAACACAACTAGTAGTGATGGCTATTGTGTGACCATTAGGTAATACATGCTGTCTCATTACGGTTTCCATTGTGTTCCCTTCCAATGCGTTAGCGTATTGCTAATACGTAATGCCAGCATGCTACCATAAGGTATACCTTACACTGTTAGAGTCTTATACAGTATACCAGATGGCTGGCATGCCAGAACCGATGTGGGGGGTCGGGGGGTCAAGCGCGCCAATGAATTACACCTCAAATTTATCTCGGAAAAATTTTATATCGTACAATTGGGTAGTTTGGTTAAATTCTACAGCTTCTATTACATCTCCTGCCTTTAAAGGAACTTGAGTATAGATCGGATCTGTAGAATTATATTTATAAAATTGAACACTAAACATCATCTAAACAAATACTCCAATAAATCATAACATAAATACCAAAGACTACAGAAAAAGGAAAGTAATAATACCCAAGCTACTAACGCTTCTCCCTTAGTCATCTAGAGAAACTAGCCCATAAGAAATACAAAAGCACCAGAAACGCAATCACTGGTGCTATTATTGTCATTACATCGTCAATCATTGTTACATATACTGCTAACTATCTTACTAATAATCCAATAACCTGCAAGAAAGACTCCTACAGCACAAGCTACTACAAAAGTTCCAAAAGCTATGTCGTCTATTTGCTGAAAGACTTCAAAGACATTGCTGAGGTGACTATAAATTTCCATATTTCATTCCTGTAAAGTATTGCAATAAACACTCCCACGAGTGCCAAAGTTGTTAAAAAAGGCAAAATGCCTGACGATTGGTTTAGAAGCTCACTCGTAAGTTTTATGTCTTCCCCGGTAGGTGGGTAGCTCCCTACTCCAGAAAACGCATCAGCGGCCTTCCTAGAGGCTTCTAGAGGCATCTCAGCATCGATGGAGGGTTCATATTCTGAAAAGAGTCCAGAAGGCCGGGGAACAGGCAGTGGAGTAGGGTTTATGAAGAAATCAGTCATAGCGTAATCCATCTATCGGCTAGCAAACGTCTAAACACATATTGTGCCTCTGCATCACCACCCTCGAAGAAGTTATAACCTCCATACTGTCTTACAAACTCATCTTCCTGAATCTGAGCTCTACGTTCATAATCGAACTCCTGAAGATCCTTCCCTGTGTACTTCTCGTATATTCCGTTTATTCTTTCGTTCATAGTTCCTCATGAAGGTCAATGCCCACTCTAGGGCGTCTAGTTGTTTTGTAGTTATTGTAGAATCCTTCGGTATCCCAGTAATATCTTTGTCCTTCAACAAACTCATACATATAAAACTCCTTTACAAAGTCTATACTACTCCTGTATACTTATGTCAAGGAGAATTCATGCAAATTCAAGACCTTGATTCAAAAAAGAATGTTGCTAGACAAGCAGCGACTCTAGAAGGACTAATAGACCAATTAGACCAAAGAGGACTCCTTGTCTTACAGGTCATGCTAGGACAACAGGCTATGAAGCTATTGTCAGAGAAGCATGTCACCGAAGTAACTAAACCCAAAGTACTAAAACCCGAATAAGGAATCCTATGGCTATTTATAACAATCGTGAAGTTTGGATCATTGGCCCTACCGCTATGTCTACGACTCCCGAACAACTAACCGTCCGCTACAAGGATGGTACCCAAGAGAACGTCCCAACCGCCGGCATTCGTTTTACTGAAGATGAGAAGAAAACCCTTATCAAGACTTATCCTAGCAAGTTTGATGGTGTGTCTACTATCAGTGAGGATGACATTACGGCTGTTCGCGTTGGCGTTGCTCCTGCGTATGACCCTGACTACAAAGTCCAAGCAGAAACTCAAGCGCGTGCTAAGATACAGCAAGAGGAAACTGCGAAACGAACTGAACAGGCTCGCAAAGAAGCTGACGAACGACTGAAGAAAGAGTTGTCTGCGTCTCCCAAGGATGCTCCCGTCGCTCCTGCTGAGAAAGTAAAGAAATGAACCAAGTCTGGCATTTCCTTAAACTAGCAGTCTCTGTCATCACTGGCGTCGCTGCTTGCGTGTGTCTATTCGTAGCAATGCCGTATGTTGTGCCGCTGTCTGCGGTCAGCATCGCATTCTCCCTGATGCCCGAGTAACTCTATGTTATGGACAAGATACCTGATGTAATTCTGGTCGGACTCTCCGTCGGCGTTTTCGTCGGCGGAACTGTCTGGGCACTCGCATGGTGGTTATCTGGTCAATTCTCCGAAATAAGGTCTTTTGTCTACCAACAAATGTCTAGAGTCGAGGTAAACATCCTAGACAAACTTGAATATCACGAGAAACATGATGATTCTCGTTTCGATGACCTCAACAAAGAACTGTGGGACATCAAGATTAGACTAGCATCTAAGAACATCAGGATCAAAGAGTTGGAAAGAAAAGGCGGAGTCAAGATTGATGAGTGATGTCATTCTACGCAAATAATGGAAGTATGAACGTTACAGTAGTTGATGGGTCTGTATACACAGGTCTATACGCTCCTGACGGTTCTGTAAATGTAATTAAGAGTCCCGGAGGCACCTACGTAGGATTACACCATCCTTGTGGAGCTTTGTGGGTCACTCTCACTACGACTACCCTTTCATCTCTTTTCGCCCCGGATGGTTCGTTATACGTCGACGACGTAAACAGCCCACCTCCTAAAAACACTGGTCAGCCGGTAACGGTGGTCTCGGGTACACTACACCCGTCC